AGCAGGACAATAGTATGTACTGGGCAATGGCGGGGCTGGTCGTGTTCCTGCTGGTGTGCGTGGGGTTGTGGGTGTGGTCGTGGTTTTGGTGAGAAAAAATGTAACTATTATACCGTTATACCGTAGTTCGATTCTCGGCATGGATACTATTTTCTAAACCAAAACAATCAATCTTTATGGTCTCTATCAAACGCGATGACGTAACCGCATTCAGAACCGACATTCAGGCAGTAAGTGCCGAGAAGAAGGTACAATTTGACAATCAATTCGACGAGATGAAAAAGATGCAAGAGCAGCTTAAAACTTGGCGCACCGAACTGGCAACCCGCCGTCAGCAGCTTTTTGTAGAACTCCGTGAGGTCAATGAACTGGATGCAAATCTGGAAAAAAAGGAACAAATATTAGTTACGATGTTCCTGTAAGACAAAGCCTTTCCAATAGTTGGGAGGGCTTTTTTATTTCCGACATTCAAAGAACAAAAAATGGATTCCCGCCCGGAAACAATACTTCGTTCTCCTGCAAAAAGTCTTCGTGCTGGCTCTGCCCGGTGCGGATGATGTCGTCATCCTCCGCTTGCTGGGTAGTGCGCTCGGCTTCCACTTTGGTCTTGAGGCTATCGTCCAGCACTTTACCTTTGAACTCAAGAATGTGTTCAATTAAGTGGGTGCGTTGGGTATCCAACTGCTCAAACTGGAATAAAAACCGCTCTACGTGCATACCGCCCGTCCAGTCATCGAGCGCGTTGATGACTTCGTCTATAAAATCCAAGTGCGTGAGCGCCTCCTCCTGCTGCGCACTGTGGTTGTCGCTATCATACTGGAGTTCCTGCCCTACGTGCAAGCGAAAAAGATACGGGTCGGCATAGCGCGTGAGGCGGTCATTGTACAGCATCCAGTCGCCACCGGCGAATTCTACCAGCACCAGTGGGAAGGGGAGCGGCTGCTCCTCATTGCCAGTGTCGGCTTTGTAGTCTTCAAATTGATTGTTGAATACATCCACCGAGCGCAGGCTGGGCACTTGCCCCAGCAATCGTGTTTGTACATCAAGAAAAGTCTGACTTCTCCAGCCCATTTTTATCCAATATTATAAGGAGTAAAAAAAGAAAAACCATCAATGCGAAAAACAGTATAAAGCGTTCGCCTGTATCATCAGGATGACCATAGTCGTCATCCGTTCCGGTATCGTCAGGACCATCTAAATCCGATTTGTGCATCATTTCATTATTGTTTGAATACCTTTAGTAATCGCAGTTTTACCTTTTGATTGATGCGCCGGTGTAGCTCCACACTATTGCCGATGTATCGGCGGCGCGGCATATAAAAATTGACTCGACGCTGGTGAGCGCTCACACGCGTGGTACTTTTTTTGGTGCGCCGCGTATGCTCCCGCACCCGTTGCGTACTCGTGACCCGCCCACCATCGTTGTGTATACGCGCGTAAGGCACATCGCTACCGATGTGTACTTGGCTGCCGAAGATGCCAGTGATGCGTATGCTGCGCCGCAATCTGCCGGTATCTATCAGTATGGCTCTACCGCTATTGCGCTCGGCTTTGGGGTTGCGGCGTTTCCACGGCTGCACCGATACATCTTGGAAGCCTTGTTTGCGCCAGTTGCCTTTGCTAAAGACAACGGCTTCATTGCCTACAATGCGAGGCAAATCCTGCTTCAGCTTGACGTAAGCCTTTACGACCTTGTCGAAATTGTGTTTGGTACTCATAAGCCCCCTTTGTCCCCCGAAGGGAGATAATTAATAACTGCTTTGACTGATGGCTACCTCGGCATCGCGTATGGAGCGCACGAGCTCTTCGGTCATTGCCTTGCCGATGTCGCGCATTTTGCGTTCTACCATCGTTGTGACCAACTGCTCCACCCCTATCATTTTTTGTATATTGACGGTGACGTTGCGCACGCCGCCATCGCCACCAACAACGGCTCGAAGTCCTTGGCGCAATCCTGCGCCGCCACCGCTACCCATCGAGGCAGTTGATTTCTTATTGTCGCCTTTGGGATTGGTGGTGCTCATTTTATTTTGCTCGGCTTCGGCGGCTTTTGCGGCGGCTTCATCTATTTTTTTACTGCCATCTACAAAAAATTTCAATTGATTGAAATACCGTTTTCCCTCTTCTGATTGGAACCCACCGTAATTTTCAGCTCTCTTGCTTAAAACCTTAAAACCTTCTGGTCTAACTTGAAGGTCTTTGTCTAATAGGGTTTCGCCCGAATATCCCAGCAGCATTTTGTCAACGGGCGTGAGCTTACTGCCATCTACTTTAAGACCATTTTTTTTGATGGATTCATCGTTTCTTTTTTGTTCCCAATAGCCGCCAGAAAAGGCTTTGTCCGCGTTTCGCCATTGCTTCGTAAACCAACTACCCGTATCACCTAAAAAAGACATAAAAGTTTTCATGTCATCCACTATTACTGGCAATTGTTCCCGCATACCGGGCAGCACATTTTTATCAATGTGGTCTAAGCCTTTGACGAGGTCGGGTATGATGACCCGCCCCAGTTCAGTGAAGAGGACATTAAGTTTATTGCCAACAATGTTGGACATTGTTGTTAAATCCATTTTACTATTTTCAAGTGCTTTGTCTAAATTGTACTCAATGCTATCAAATTGCTGGAAGGTTGCTAACATTTGGTCGCCATTTTTGGCGGACTGTTGAAGGAGCGCGGCTAAACCCTCATTGCCACCAAACTTATTGACAATTTTACCAATTTCCCGGTCGCTGAGTCCTTTAAATTTTTTGTTCAGTTCGCCAACGATTTGATCAATCTGCTTGACCTTGCCGGTTGCATCGTACACGCTAATGCCGATGTTTTTAAAGCCATCAAGGGTAGATTTTTTAGTGAGGTCTATGAAGGCACTTTTGGTGAGTGTAGCGGCTTCTTCTGCGCTCTTGGTGTTTGCGGTGAATACTGCCATCAGTTTATTGGCGCTATCCACGCTTTGCCCAGCGGCGTTGGCAGCACCGGCGTAATCCGTCTGTACTTTTGATAATTGGTTAAGCGTGATAATACCCACCTGCTCCGTTTTAATCATACTGGCAAAGAACTTATCCATGTCATTTGCCGACAGGTTGAAGTTCTTTATCCCTTTTACCGCGCTTTCAATTGCGGTATTAAAATCAACGTTGAAGCCGCGTGAAAAATCAGAAGTTTTTCGAGCGATTTTATCTACATCTGCTCCAAAGAAACCCGTAGCGGATTGAACATCATAAAATGCCTTCGTCATTTCGACCGGCAACCTGCCAGCATCATAGGCAGCATCTAAAATGCTGCTATTCAAATTTTTAATCTGGTCGTCGGTCTTATCAAGATTAAGATTTTTGAGCTGTAAAAATTCATTTTCAAATGCTTTAGCTTTGTTGGTTGCTGCGGCTAACCCGGTTACTAAAGCCCCTCCAGCAATGCCTGCTAAACCAAGCATACCACGCCCAACGGAGGCAAGTGTACCTCCCCTTGAAATTTTATTAAATCCTTTGTCCAGATTATCCAGATTGCTACTCTTGTCCAATTGGTTCAGCAGGTGCAAGTCCTTGATAAGGACTGGACCGAGCAGGTCTTTTACATCTAATATCGTAAGGACTTTATTGTTGCTATCTGCCATGATATTACTTTTTGATTTTGACTAATAAACCGGTGCGAAGCGCATCCACCAGCGTGGCGATGGAAATGCCAGCGATAATTTCCGATTGGTTGCGTCCGTATCGGATACCCATCACAACGGCTTTACCTTGGTAGTATTTGAGCAGCAAGCGCGTGTAGGTATTGCCATTTTCTTGTAGGTAAACTTCATCCGGGTATTGCAGGAGGGTTTCTATCAAGCCGATGAGCCAACCCTGTTTTTTGCTGGCAAGGTCGTCCACGGTGTTGCGTTCTAATTCGATTGGGCGGTTGCGGTAGTCGGTGAGGTAGAGTTGCTCGGCATTATCCGCACTGCGGCTTTGCCACCACTCGGCTCGCTTTTTTGCTGTATCATATTGCTTGTAGGATTTCAGTGCGAGATTTGGCAGGTTTTTAAAACTTGCAAACGCCGGTTGCTGAAAGTCCTTGTACGTCAGGGTATTGACATTGAACTCTGCTAAGTATTCTTGATTTTTGCTGAATACCTTCATGCTATCACCCGGATTGAAGTCAAAGCCTTTTTGCTGCATTCTACTCCAGTAGTTTTGCCCCATTGAGTCAATGGCAGTTTGCAAGGTGCTTACTTCTTTACCGCCTCGGTCGCTGCGTTGTATGCCATCGCAGCGGCAACCCCAATCGTTGGGTGGATATAAGCGAGCGCCCTCTGGGTCATCGTAGCGAAAAATACGCCCGTCCAAACTTTCGTGCTGCATCCGCACTCGGTCGTCACCGGCGGTTACATATTCCCAGTAGGGATATAGGTCGCGGTCGGCATAATTGCGTTGCCAGTTAGCGGCACTTTGCGACATCGCTATGGCGTGGTTGTACTCCGCGCGTAGCCAGTTTACATTGTAATTCCCAAGGAGTGGCATGGCTTGGTCTTGAAAATCGCGGAAGTCTTTGGCGGTTTGCTTCAGCTCGTTGAGTTGTTGGACGAGGGCGAGCGACTTGGCACCAGCGAAGCGTTGTACATTGGTTTCCAGCATGGTACGCATGAGATGGTCGGGCGAATCGAAATCCGCTTTGGGATTGCCTAAGCCGATGTTTACCCCATCGGTGAGTTGCGAGAACAAAGCATTAAAATACTTTGGATTGATTTGCCCTGTGCGCAGTCGCTCCAAGTACACCGCCTCCAGTAGGTCTTCTTCTTGCCCAGTAATAGCACCTTCTTCCAACGTGAGCTGGAGTGTGGTGGAGCTGACATATTCCGGTAGATTAAGAGTCAGCTTTTTTTTTTCGGGTGGCGCAAGGTTGGGTTGTTGGCTCCGTGCTGCCGGGTTATCCTTTATATCGTCTGCTCCGGTGGGCGGTGGAATATTGAACGTCTCGTACACCCACGACATCGGGATGTCGGCGATGGATTGGAGCTTGACTAACAAATCAGCCATGCCTACTTTGGAGATGTTTGCGCGGTCATCGTATTTGAATTTTCCTTTGTCGGCATTCATGCCGTGCATCGCAAGCATTGGCTTGAGTTTGTAATTAAGCGTCATCTCTACCAGCATCCGGTAGGCGCGTATGGCTTCATTCTCCGCTTCGAGGTGTACTTCCGCTTGGCTGCGACTGCTGCCGTTTTCGGTCGTCATGGTCTGAAGCAAAAATGCTTTGGACACTTCCTGATTGTGAAAACTGGCGTGTGTACCAAAAGCTTCGCTATTGCCAGCCTTGGCGGAGTCGTGCAAAGTGAACGAGCTACCGACTGGCACGGCAATGCCAAAGTTGCTGCCTTTGTCTTTGAGTAACTTCTCCGCTTCTTCTCTTTGTCCAGGAATGTTCGGGTCGTACTGCATTTCAGGAATGGGCATTCCATATGCTTCTAAAAACTCTGCCCAATCCTTCACGCCATAGCGTTTGTATAATACATTTGGAGCAACGCGATTGAGTAAGCCGAGGTCGGTGTTGCTACCCACTTCAAGCAGAAAATAAGAATACGGCGGTTTGCGAAAAGGAATGGCATTGCTTTCATCGCCGGGTTTGGGTAGGATGTCGCCATATTCTGGGCGCACGTTGGCACGGCTAACGATTTCTACGCCGGGTCGTTTGGTGATGTCGAAATTGGTTTGCATGAAATTGCATTGGATCAGCGAGTGTCCCCACCATCTGCTCTGTACGATGTATTTGATAAGGTCATAGAAAAAAGGCGTGTTGGTCAGGTCATTGATGTCGCCTTCTTCTATCTTGCCATCTACGTAGTAATGAATCGGATTATTGGTGCAGCGGAAAATGATACGGTCCATGACTGAGCTAAGATGTGCATCAAGTTCAATGTCATTGTAAATATTATAAAGCAGTTGTCGGTTCGGACGCTGTGGGCTTTCGGCGATGCGCAACGCAGCTCGCCAATCGCCGATGTCCACCGCGCGGCGCGTAAGTATAATCCGCTCAATTTGCAGACCAGCAGAATTACTCTTGGGTACTTGCTGAAATTCAAGTTCTGACTTGGTAGTTTCCGCCGCAAGTTGTACCTTGTGGTCGGTATCAAATACTTGCCTCTTTTTAATCTTCTTCTTACTCATTTCACCGCACACTTTATAAAAAAAACAATAAACGATTTTAAAGCCTTTTGCACAATCGCGCTTTCATTTGGATGTGTGTATCGTGTCAAACAAAAAGTGTTTATTTGAACACAGAAAGAACATTGCACAAGCGATTTTTTGTATCTTTGTTGAAACAAATCATTGCAATGGAATTTCAATACGACGACCAGCCTTTTCCGGTTCAAATCAAAATACATGGCAACCAGCCATACCTCTTATTTTGCGACCAACCACAAATGCACCTTTTTGACTTTTTTGAATGGCTGATGAATGCTGATTACGACCTTCCATTCAAATACGCCTTGGTTGATTTCTTGGGCGAACAAATGATACAAATCAAACAAGATGCTCCAGAACCAGACGGAATCAATCTTATGAAGATTGGCAATGATGCCATTGCTATCTACGTCAAGGACGGTATCAAGTATTACAAACTCAATGACGTTGCTCGTGCTTGCGACTTGAGTAGTATCAGTAACACTACCTTACACCGTTTGCGGGATGTCGTTGCTGATGGCGTTAAACATAAGCTATCAGGTATGACACAGCCTGCTTGGTTTGTAACCCGTAATGGTTTAATGCACCTTTTCAATAAAACCCGAACTGCTCGTGCGCACTCGGTATTAGAAACCTTCTTTTACAAAGCCAATTATGCCATTCCTTATCACGCGCTGGAGTTATACAAACTGTTTTTGCCCCAGCATACGGGCTTGCGCAAAGAGCTTTTCACGCATTGGAAAAATCTACTGGTGACGATTTAGCCCCATCCAGTCTTTCTTTTCTCATTGCTATAATACACGATGGCTCCACCATCAGGCGAGCCGTCGTCATTACGGTCGGTTCGCGGTATTGCGGGTGTCATTTCCTTGCGTCGGATGCGCTTGAGTTTATCCAGTGCGTCCATGTATCGGTCAATGCGTAGCTGCGGCACTTTGCTTGGATTTATACGACCGTGGAAATGATAAATGGCAATATCGCAATAGAGCATGACGATGAGGTCATTGCGTTTGATGCGATAATAATCAGCATCTGAAAGGGCTGTACCCGTTGGAGCATTCTGAATACAAAACCATTTTACTTTTGCAGTATCAATCAAAGTATCGCCTGCCGTAAAATTATTTGGTTCAACAAATTGTTTTATAACCAATTTGTCCTCCAGAAATTTTGTTTGATTGGTTATGTCCGTTGTATTTGCGCCTTCCAGAATACATACATATACTGTTCCATCGGATTTGATAATCCAATCCCCCTTTTTGCGAACTTGATTCGTGACCAAATCAAAGACTTGATGATTGAGTATCAAGTCCACGTCGTACTCCGTGTTGAGGTAGCTTTCTATTTCTTCCCGTGCAAATTGCTCCGCGCGGAGGCGCACCTGCACGTTGTTGTCCGTCAAAATCACTTTGACAGCATCACGGATAATGGATTGATAATCATAATCGCAAACAAACCGATACATCGTTCAACAGGTATTTGATGAGAAAAATGTGCCTGCCCGAAAGCAGACACACAAAAAAACGCAAAGACGAAAAACCGTAGGCTCTTAGCGGTAACTTCGGGGCTTGACGTTTGCATCCGCTGCTGCTGCTTTGCTCGTGTCGCCATGTACATACGCTAACTTCGGCGCATCTACTTTTTTGTCGTATGCTTTGAACGTGCCACCACCTTGTTTTTCATTTGGTAGAAACTTGTCGAGCCAACTCTGAATAAGCCGGAGCAGGCTGTTGTCCTTTTCGGATTTTGTCCATCGTGCAATCGGTTCAAAAGCAACTAAAAACAAACCAACTACGGAAGCAAAAATGGAGAAACTCGACCAAATCCATTTGGCAATGTCAAATAAATTGCCAGTAGTCGGGAATGGGTCAATCTCAATTACTTCGGTGTTTGAGTCATTCGAGTCCTGTACAAGTCCTCTGGAAGCCGTATTCGGCTGTTCTTTCTTTTGCTGGTATTCTTTGATATTGACATAAATGCCAAGACCCAAGATGGCTAAAACGATAAAATAAACCAGGTACTTCATTATAATGATTTTGGTTAATAAGCAAATTTTGATTTGGGGCGACTGACAAAGCTGGGCTGTTGGGATAACATGGTCATCTCCTCCAGTTTGTAAATTGCGCCTTCAAGTGCATCGGGACCATCATCGTTGATTCCACTTCCTTTTTCAAAAGCGAGTAGTTGGTCAATCAGCCGCATCATATTTGGATTTTCCTTTTCGGCTTGATTGAATTTGAGTTTGCCGTTGGTAAAAAGTGGCTCCAAATTGCTGATGCGTTGAAACTTGTCGGGCTTGGCGCGTAAATCCATGCTGATACGCAATTGCCTACCTTTCTGCCGAGCGAGTTCGGGTAGCGTATCTTTATGTAGGTCCTGAATAAAATTGGCTTCCATGTAATGGCGAATCAATCCATTGTCTTCCGCCAGTTCGTCAAGCTGATAGTGCCAGCTGAACATATCTACCGTGCTGACTTTGTCCACAAAAGCCTTCAATACCGTGTATTCTAAACCCTTTTTTCCCACCAGAATAGTTGCTTTGTAATCGCTCTTGTGGGTATTTTTATAGGAAGGGTCGGTATATGCTACCAGTGCATCATAGCTGCGAAACGGCAGTCGTTTGGTATAGACGATGTAATCGCGTTTGAAAAGCGTACCCTCTTGGACCGGGTTATTAAAATACTCGCGCTGTGCGCTGAAGTAGCCCATCGCGCGAATTTTTGCGTTCGCTTCTTCGGTGGTAATGTGCGACTTCCAGTTACTTTCACCCGCTTCATCCAGCAGATTCACGCGGCTGATGCGCGTTTTGATTTCAGGGTCGTTTTCAAAAAGCGAAGTCACACAATTCTTATGAAATTTATTTTGGGGTACGACCAGTCGCCATTTTTTTATCCAGAGCGCTGGCATCAAATCTTCTTTCACCCACTCATATTGCTCCCGGCTAATGCGGTCGTTTTTAAGTGTTTTCTTATCGTTCAAGTCGTCCACTGTACCGTAATTAGGGCGTTTGTGACCGAAGCGTGTACCGCGCGGCGACTGCTCCACACCGAAACCATAAAAGCCTACGCCTTTGTTGGTTACAAAGGATTGCATTTCCCAATTGCCGTAGCTTCGGTGGTCGCCAAAGTCATTTATAAGCCGTTGGTTGGACTCAAAATTGGCTTTAATATCTATGAGCAATCGAATAGACAAGTCCTGATTGGCACTACCGGCAATCATCCCATTCAAGTCAGCGTTGAAGTAGAGAAACATGGGTAGCATGAAATTGGCGTGTACGCTTTTTGCGCCTTCGCGGAACCACTGCCAAAGGTTGACCGTGTTTGGATTTTTGACCACATAGCGCACTTCTTTTCTGTGAAAGTCTGCCATCTTTGCTGTGCAATACGTCGGGAAATAATAGGAGCAAAAACGTTCGTAATCGCGCAGCAAGGCTTGAATGCGATCCGCGCGTTCCTGCTCGGTTTCATAAGCTGCCACGCCAGTGGTGGTGGAATCAATGACGCGATTACACTTTTCTTCAAACAGCCGCAGTAGTTCCTTCTCGCTTACTTTAGCCATTCAGCTTTGCGATTTTACTTTTTACAAAATCCAATGAGTGCTTGGCTATAACCGCTGCATCCTTTTGGTCACGCTTGGAGACAAATTCGAGGTACTCGTCCATGATGGTGTAATAAGTGCCAAACGCAAACTTCTTTTCCAGCTTCTCAATCAAGTTGCCGAGCTTGATTTGAATGTCGGCTTCACCAGAATTTGCTACACGTTCACCGGATGGACGCTGCTCGATGCGTTCATTTAGTTCCTGCAACTGGCGCAAGTAGCTGGAAATCAGTTTCTCTTTGGTAATGGAGCGGGCTGCCTTGTCTTTTTTCCATTGCCCATCCTGCTCACACACCCAATCCGACATGGTTTTTTCAGTAATTTCCAGCATCGCGGCTATCTCACCTTGTATGAGACTGGTGGTCATAAACAGGTCATACGCGCGCGTCTTTAGCAATACCATATCCTTTCTGGTGCGGCGTACATTTTTTTCCATGTTCACAAAATTAGGCGGTTTTTACATCATTATTAAAATGGCAAAAAAATAAAATTAGAATAATCTAAATAAAATATAATTATCTGATAAATAAAAAATTACGATTTGCCTAATCCTTTTAAAGGGTGCATCTTTGCAGTGTTGAAAGGAAGAAATAATGCCTGAAGAAAATGTAGAAAAGAAATCATGCCGAGTAACGGCGGAGAACCTAAACGATAAAGGTTTTCGCATTTTGACCAGTGGGTTAAATTGGGATGATTTTGACAACAACCCGGTCATGCCTTATAATCACTTGCGTGTGACGGATAGCTGGGATAAAGTGGCATTAATGTTTCCGATAGGACGTTGGGAAAACCGTCGGGTGCAAAATGGCGAAGTGCTATTAGACCCCGTGTTTAATGAAGGCTACGAATACGGTGCTCAAGTGAAGCAGATGTGGGAAGATGGATTTTTGAACACAGCGAGCATTTCTATACAAATAATAGAATGGAGTGAAGACCCCGCGCTGATGCTGCCCGGACAATCCCGCCCAACTATCACCAAAGCCAAAGTCAAAGAAGTGTCTATCACAGACATACCGGGCAATCCAATTTGCCACAAATTGACTTATGGTGATAATGTGGTGAATATGAATGCTGATAATGATGATGCGCTCAACGGCATCCTGCCTATTCTTAAATCGAAAAATAAATCGGGTATGAACGTGGAATTGATTGCCGCTACGCTGGGATTGGAAGGCGAAGTAAGTGAGGTGAAACTGGTCGGAAAAATTACAGAGTTGAAAAACACTCATGAGACTTTGACGGCTCGTAATACTACGCTGGAAGCGGAAAATAAAGCCTTTAAGCTACAACTCGAAGGTGAGAAAGTAGCGAAGCTGGTGGGCGAAGCATTGACTGCCGGAAAAATCACCGAAACGCAAAAACCAATCTGGGAAAAGCTGGCGAGTGAAAACTACGAGAGCACCAAAGCTGCCTTGGATGGCATGGCTGGTTATACCGCACCTACTACTGTAATAGAACGCTCGAACCTGAGTGCTGATGCAAACGAGACGCTGGTGGCTCGTTACAAAGAATTGGATAGAAATGGAAAGCTTAGTAAGCTGCCGGAAGCCGAGCGCGAAATGCTGGTAGCGGCGTATATCGAAAGCCTCCATAAATCAGGTAAAGTAAAGTAAACTTATGGAAGTAACTATCGGGAATTTGATTTCGATAGTCACGTTTGCCGGTGGCTTGATAAGTGTCTATATCCTCTTGGTCACACGGGTGACTAAGCAAGAGGTAAAAGTGGAAATACTGGAAAAAGGTTTAATTAAATTGGAAAATGACATCGCGCATCGGCTGAGTAAACTGGAGGATAAGATTGACAAGATTTACGAAAAAGTAAAACACAACAACTGATGGCTGGCTTGCTAAAAGAATTATGGATTGATTTACTCATCGGCGATGAAGCAGAGTTTTTTGAAAATGACACTTTCTTGAGTCATGGCATGAATATGTCGTATGCGGTGGACAATGACCGTATCAACTTTGCATACAAAGGTCCTCGCCCGGCGATAGTGAAAAACTTTCGTACCAATGGCACCACGGAATTGACTTCGTTTATCCGTACCGATGTGGCAGACCATGTCGTGCTGGATAATTATAGCACACAAAAAATCGTGTTGCCGCATGTTGACCTATTTGCGCTGCCCTACGAAAAGAAAAATAGCCTCATGGTGGATGCTCGCTTGGCTTTAGTGGCAAGCATCGCAGATGAGGGAATTTGGAAGATTGGTCCGGGGTCGGACACTGCCAACACACCAATCATTGTAGTGGATGCGGCAAATGCTTCGGCTCAAGATAACTATGATTCAATCACGCGTGCTGATATTGTAAAGCTGCGCATAGAGATGGATTTGAAGTATCCGGGATTGAAAAGTGCCGAGTGGTTTTTGATGATGGATACCAATGCGTACTGGCAATTGCTGGCAACCGATACTGTACTGCAACAACAGTATGGTTTTTCTTCTGCGGTGGGCATGATTATGAACACCAAAAGTATGCCAGCCTATATAGAAATCGCCGATTTCAAAATCTGGCGGGATTCGCGCACGCCTTGGTACGATGCCACTAACGTGAAGTTGGCTTATGGTGCGACCATCACACCGGGCACGCATCGCAAAAGTGCCATTGCATATATTCGTAACGAGACGTTCTGCAATGCACTTGGGTCTACCGAGATGTTCGGACCAGTTATAAGTGCCGGTAAGCAGGCAGAAGAGACTTCTTTCTTGTCTCGTGCTTATGTAGGTCCTTGGGGCGTGACGGCTGCTAATTTTAAATACGCGGGTGCAATCATTCGCACACCAGCTGTATAACGACTACTAACTGTTTTTGATGCTGTTTGAAGATTGACCGGGGCGCTTTGGCGCTCTGGTTGATTGACTGCTTTTTCATTGTATTAAATGCTAAAATGAATAGCGTGAAACGAATTGGATTGATAGCGGTTTTGGTCTTAGGCACTGTGCTGGCAATCGCCCAGCGCAAGCCTATCACTTTCCCGGAGAAGACGGCAGGCGATAATGATTTTATACCTACCCAAACGGTATCGGGTGATTATAAAATCACTTTCCCGGAGGCACGGAAATATTTCCTCCCTAATATCAATCCCATTGCGGTATCAACTGCACCTGATTCAACAGGCAATACGAACAATCGTGGGCAATTTGTAAAAAATAGTGCGAATCTTTACTATATAGATGGCAATGGAAGGGCGACAAAATTTAATAGTAGTGTTGATTTGTCCGCCGTTTCGTATACTGCAACTACTGCCTTCACGGGTTCGGTTCTCACTGGACAAAATCCCAATACGACAACCCTGAAAGGCTTATTAGATTATGTGTTTTATCCAACTCAACCGCCTACATCGGCATTGACTACAACGATATTGAGCAGCACTGGCGCAAACCAACAGTTTGAACTTATGACAGCGGGTGCCGCGCTGAGTGTAACTTTGAATTATAGTGCTGGTCGAAATGGAGCAACGGAAATGCTTGCAAGTACGGTGGTAGGCGGCGTAACAATTACACCTAATCCTTCGCCAGCGGCTGGCGGATTCGTGTCTGGTACGCGAGCTGTTACTTTGGCTCGGAACACCAATGATACTTATAACAATGTGGTTACGACCACCGATGGGAAAACAAGTACAAGTACGAGTACAATAACGTGGCTTGGCAAGCGATATTATGGCTTTCTAACTTTAGCAACTGCTAATACGCCGACCGATGGAGAACTAACTGGGGCTGTAAGTCAAAGTTTAATCAGCACCCTTGGAACAGTAAATTATATATCGGGGGCAAGTGCCGGGACTTATATGGTGATTGCCTACCCTGCAAGTTTTACGAATCTTTCTTCGATTACTATCAATGGATTTCCATCCATTGATGCCTTTACTTTAGTGACGAGGAGTGTAACGAATGCAAGTGGTTATTCACAATCGTATAAAATTTATACAAGTAATAATGTATTTAGTACGGCTTCTGTACAAACTGTAATTTTTAATTAACTATGAAAGTATTAATTACAATCTTATTTATTTTATAT